CGACCGGAACTGGCTCAAGGGCCCTTTCCCGAGCGTACGCTCCGATCGATTAATTACATTTCATGCGCTGAGGTTGATTAAATTTCAGCTTGATGCTAGGGTTTCACGGAATCGCCCGGTTACAGTTCATCAAACCGCGGACGACCAGGCATCGCATCTATGCCTCCGTGTGCCTATCCCTCTAAGTTCCCTGGCCAACCGGGATTGAGCCGCCACGGCTCGAGGTAACTTCTAAGGGCTCCCGTAGTTAATACTACCTTCTTCGTGAAAAGAAGCCTCCTTTAAGGGAACCCTTCGAGAGAGAACCAGAGGATCCAGACGATTTTGAGTCTTCATCATCGGGACGCTGAATGTTTAACGATTCATAAAAGGTCTTTGCAGCTTCGCGTCCGAATTGTTGTCTGATCATGGTCATTCTTCTCGCTTCATCAGTGGTCATGCCCCGTTTCTCCTTTGGGGGAGGTCTCTCAACCCCATAACTGATTCCCGAAGACTCCAAAGCATGGAGTGAGGGTTGTAGATCGTCGTTAAAACGAACGACCTTAATCGTTTCAGGTTCTTCAGGAGGAGCCATTTGGCGGAGAACGTATTCTTCCGCTTCAAATACGGAACATTGAACTCCGATCATTCTTTGTCTAATGGCATTGGCTAAGAAATTTATATCTTGCCGGGGGTATTTGAAAGTTAGATAGCTTGTAAGATCCGCGTATTCACGCTGTGTTTTAGGGTCAAAGAAGCGTTCTTCTGGATGAAGCCACTCTAAAACCCGCTCAATTTTATCGAGCTGTGCTTCTAACTCACTGATGGATTTGGCCTGCCCAGATGCGGCCACCGATGGAGGATCGGGAATTTGTTCTTCCGGTTGTTTCTCCGGACTCGGTGTTTCCACCGGCTCCTCAGTTGAGGGGTTTAGTTCAAGTGGTTTTCCTTCCACATGGCGCCCCACTTTTGTGGGACGTGCATTAGCTAGCAGGTGTTCTCTCCGACCTAGTCTAGCTTTCTTAGGAGCCTCTTCATCGTTCACTTCGTCTATCGATATGGATACTCCACCCCATTCCATCCGTTTGTCGGTGAAATTTGCATATGAGACGACATAGTTAAAGTCGCTATCTTTTTGAATGCGGGGGGCGTATATCACCCATTTGGAATCATCGTCATCACAGACGAGATCGAAGGAACAGAAGTAATCACACTCCACACCCCGGTTCGGTTTGAATTGACAATCATTAAGCTTGACGTCGGGGTGTCCACATACCCAGGTGGTGGTTGATCGGAAATCGGTGATTTTGCAACCGATGTATTCATTGACCATCCAACTGCTTTGAGTGGTATCATAAGCAATCATTCCACACCAACTACCATCGGCCTTTCCTTTAATTGATTTAACCGCTTGGAATCCTTCGCATTCCATATACACTTTGAAGTGTCCTTTTCGTGCGGGTATGATAACATACGGTTGCGCGGATGCGCGGTCATTTGCAGCATAGTTAGCCGTTAAATGCACCTTCTTCCATTGCTCGTCCTCCCAACAATACATCTCAACAAAACTGAGGGTTTTAACCTCAATATTGGAGGAATTCTTTTCCGTGCTGATTTTACTTTCGGGTATTCCCTCGTAGCTAAAGAATCGTGATTGCTTAGCTGGGGGGCACGGTTTCGGATCCGGTTGCGGTTCCGGGGGAGGACACGGAGCTGGTTCAGGGCAAGGTGTGGGTTCTGGGCATGGGGCGGGAGCGGGAGAGGGCTCCTCGTCTACCTATTTGGGGTTCTGGGTTTGGACCCTGATGGTGATCCTAAACGAACCCGCGACTTTGGAGTCTCCATTTCCTTTGTAGAGTAATCTAAATTGATCTTCTGTGGAGTCTCTCCAGATGTCACCGTTGAGAAATTTGGCTGGGAATGTTCGACGGCCCCCTTTCGTAATCGGGAACTTGTTGAGCGTAGACTTGAGTTCTGAGAGCTTGCAGTGGGGATCCAATTCATAAGAGACCGAGCCATAGGATGTGCTTGCGGCCTCGGAGACGAACTCCAGTAAAAGTGAGACGATTTTATATTCGTGGTATGCTTTGAGTATTCCATTAGCGAGCGCTGGGCAGTCTGATAGACTCGGCCCGAAGGTGAGTAACCCTCCGGAATTGCCCATGATACCGTCTTTCGCGAATATAAATGTCTCAACAGTCCCCCGTCCTCCAACTGCGCCTCTTCTTCCAGCGTTTCCGCTTCGTCTTCGTCGTCGTGTTCGGCGTTGGGGTTGGCGAGGGGTTTGGACCACAACCATTTGCTGAGCTCTCCTAGCGCGCCGTGATCGGCGGCGTATTCTAATCGCTCGTCTTCCATTTCTTCTAACCACGGCCGTATTCATTCACAATAGATTTGAAATTTGTCTGCAACGGTAGGTAAACGAATCTATATAACGCGTATGATATGACAGGTGTAGTAATGATAATTCCAAGTAAACAACCTATCGCAAAGTGTAAATCCAGCGTTATATTTATGTAGTTGACTAGTATTCCGGCAATTGCAACAACGTATTTCCGGCTTACTTCACTCCCTCCTTGTTAATTTTGTGGCTGTACTGGAAGGACCAGCCACTCATACAAGAGGGAGACGATCTCTGGCTCATGACGCAGCTCATTTAGAATTGAAAAGCAGGCGTCAAGGTAATTTTTAGTTACCTCCAGAGATCCACTGCCTGGATTGTATCCGAAGATAAGTTTGTAAAGCATTTTGTTTGCATTCACAGGCAGGGCGAGGTCAGGCTTCACAAAAAGATGTGAGCAAAATTCCAGTTGTCCTGAAACCTCGACTTTAAAACCAAGATCTTTGTATAGATCAAGGTTTGAATTGGCAGCTTCCAGGGCATCATCGCCCATGGCGATCGCCCAATCAGCTCCACAGTGGAAAGCTGCCATGACACGGATCCGTGAATTGGAGGAGCTAGTGTTGTAGCTCCCACTCTTTTGTACACCAGGGATCCGCTGAGCCAATAAAGTTCCATCAGATAGGCTCAGAACCGAATTTGAAATGCACTTGAGCCAGCAGGCTCTAAGTTTGACAGTTAGTGCATTTAAATCGGTGGTCAATAAATTGCGGACTTGTAAATCATCTTCAAGCATCCAGTCCGCGACGCTCCAGTCAAAACCGGAGCAGTCAGTTGGGATCAAATAGTTGTGCCAGTTGGCAACTAGATCTTCAGGTGGAGCACCTATTTGTCCCGCGAGAGTCTCGACGAACTCCCGGACCTGTTCATCTGTCGACAGGCCAAAACCGGGTTTCGAGGGAACAGCCCTCCATAGTGCGATTTCTCGCTTATTCTGATTTTGAAACAAAACCCGGGCTACCAATTGATCCACCAGAGACACACTCATGATGAGGCGGTAGCGTCCTTCATCAAGTTTGCTTTGCTTATGCGGTTCTCCCTTAACAAATATTCTGATAGGGTCACAGAGTTCGGCTTGCACAAGCTCCTCAGCGGTCATCTCTTCAAAATTGGCCTTCGACATCTTCTGTAGACGGTCAAAGGTCAACTGAGCCAGCACTGGGAGGAGGTTCTGATCTTCAATAAAACCTCGATGAGTCGGGCGCCCGTAGGCGATGAGTGGTACTCCGACTCCTGCATCGAACTCCAGAGAGAACACGGCTTCTTTGAAATCACTGAGAAAGTTATCCCAGGTGAGCAAATTATCTCTGGTTGCCGTCGGGCCATTACTTTTGGCATTCATGTATACCTCGACGGTCTTTTGTATTACGCGCTTCCTGTCCTCAGTTGAGGGGATCTTTGCGGACTGGGCGCGTTCCAGCCACCTCGCTGCTTGGAGCCGCAGCGACTTCAGCTCGGCGGCGGCGCCGAACTGGGGCCAGCCGAATCCTTTCGTTTTCTCCGCCAAGAGTACGTGTCGGCTGGTGACATCCTCACCCCATTTTGAGTTTTTCTTTTGGGTGGGATGGTAGTATCGAGGATGGGTTCCGATTTGTTCGAAACCGGGGACTTGGGTTTGTCCTTTATTGTGTCCCCATGAGTATTGGCAGGCAAAGAATTTACGGAATTCTTCGGCTTTGGCCTGCCGCGCCCTTTGGTTGGGCGGCTCATTTTCTCGGTAAGCATCTTGGCCACCTTTTCCTCGATCGTGGCGGTATTGATCTTCGCCACCAGAGCACTCACTATCCTTTCCATCATTTCTTCTCCATTCTCTCTGGATAGCTTTCGGGTGCTTTCTTTTCCGGTTGATGAGCGGTCGGTGCCGCTTTCCTCGTTTCCCGAATCTTGTGGGGTAGCGGGTCGAGGTTGAGCTTCAGGGAGTACACCTGATTCTGATTCGACCACGTCGGCCCAATATACTCCACTGATTGGCGTCCAATCTTTTTCAATTTTATTAAAAGCTTTCTTAATGGGCGCCATAAACTCGACAACCTCCGAATTAGTAAAAATTCGCCCCGTCGGAGCGGTCGTTTCAAAGACATAATTTGGGGTTGTTAAGCCTGCTATACTCGGGATTGGAGCCATACAATTGTAGTTTCCTTCTTTGGCTCCTCCCACGTGAACCCCCAAAACCCTTTTTCCTGAAAATAAGGGGGTTCCACTATCTCCGGGGCTAGTGTTACACAAAGTGTTTACAAATTTACCAGTAGTGCCCACTAGCTCACCGTTTGTGGCGATCCATTTGCCTTCATAGCTGTAGAGGGTGCACTTTGATTTTGCAAGTTGTGTGATGGGCACAACCTCTACGCCTTTGGTCGCCAGGAGACCTTCCCAGTTGGGTGGTCCTCTCAACATCGCAGTGTCTCGCTCTTTCGAAATATAGTACGGGCGGAATTCTTTCAGAGAAATCCGCGCATCATTGCGAGCACTACGAACCCATCCGTCGTTCAAGATTTCAGAATACACAT